GGGCTACGGCCCGCATCAAACGATTGAAAGGTTGAACCCCATGTCTACGCTCAGCACCGTACCCACCGGCTTCCGCCTGATCAGCGGCAACAGGATCAACGAGATCATCGCCTTCCTCACCGGGGGGGCCGGCCGCTTCATCCAGAAGTCTGTCGCTTCGGCCCTGACTGCCGTCGGCACCAATCGCGCCACGTCGCTGGCTCTGACCGCCGCGGCCAACTTCATCTCGACCGCGGCGGCTGGAACCGGCGTGACTCTCCCGGCCGCTTCGACCGTCGGCATCGGCGGCGAGGTTCTGATCTTCAACGGCGGCGCCAACGCGATCAAGGTCTATGGCGCGGGCTCCGACACCATCGACGGCGCCGCCGCCGCGACCGGCGTCACCCTGACCAACGCCCTTCGCTGCCGTTACATTGTCTCGGCTTCGGGCGCCTGGGTCTCCGCCCAGCTCGGCGCCGTCTCCGCCTAAGCCCGCGTTCCTCCGCGCAGGCCCATCTCGACAGGTGCGCGCCATCAACGGCGGGGATGCGAAAGTCAGAGCCGGTGCGGGCGCATCCATCAGTGGCCGGCTAATCCCCGCAAGTCGACGCCCCCTCAGGAACACCAATTATGGCTAAGCTGACCACCAAGGCCCGCGACAAGCTTCCGAAGTCCAGCTTCGGCGAGCCTGGCGAGAGAGCCTATCCGATGCCCGACAAGGCCCACGCCGCCAACGCCAAGGCTCGCGCCTCGCAGGCCGTCAATGCTGGCCGCATGTCCAAGAGCACAGAAGCCAAGATCGACGCCAAGGCCGATCGCAAGCTCGAGAAGGGCAAACACTGATGGCCAAGCGCAGCAACATCGTGCCGATGCCCCGCGATGAATACGCCTCCGTCTCGATCCGCAAGATCGACAACGGCTTCATCGTCTCCAGATCGGTGAGCGGCCCGAAGGGCTATTCCTGCTCGGAGACGTTCAGCCCGACGAAGCCCAAGTTGGACATTCCCGTCGCTCCCGCGAAGGCCAAGGCGGAAACGAGGCCTTCAACTGGAATGGCGGCCGTGAAGAAGGCTGCGGGCAAGCGCTAGCGGCCCCAAACGTTCTGAACATCCATGGAGTTCGGCATGACGGCCGACAACGGCGCGCCGAACCTGACCGCCAAGCAGCAGCGGTTCGTGGACGAATACCTGATCGACCTGAATGCGACGCAGGCGGCCATTCGCGCCGGCTACAGTGCAAAGACGGCCGAACAGCAAGGGCCGAGGCTGTTGGGAAATGTTGGAGTTGCCGCTGCGATCCAAAAGGCGATGGACCGTCGTTCAAGGCGCACCGAGATCACCGCAGATCGTGTGCTTCAGGAGTTGGCCAAGATTGGCTTCAGCGATATTCGCAAGGCCGTGATCTGGCGCGCCAATGTCACGGGCATGGTGGAGGAGCCGGACGGTTCACAACGTCTGGCCGTGACCAACGAGGTGCAGTTAGTCGATAGCGACAGACTGGATGATGAGACGGCGGCGGCGGTCGCGGAAATCTCGCAGACCGCGCAGGGCGGCTTAAAGATCAAGTTGCACGACAAGAAATCCGCGCTGGACAGCATCGGGCGTCACCTCGGGATGTTCAAGGACAAGACCGAGTTGAGCGGTCCCGACGGCTCGCCGATCCAGGTCATTACCGGCGTGCCGCGTGCCGACGATTGATCTTGGCTACCGACCGCGCGAGGCCTTTGTCCCGTTCCATACCCGCAGACAGCGCTTCTCCTGCATCGTGGCGCACCGCCGGGCCGGAAAGACGGTTGCCGCAGCCAACGATCTGATCGACGCAGCGCTGAGGTGCGCCAAGCCCGAGCCGCGCTTCGCCTATCTGGCCCCATACTTCGCGCAAGCCAAGGACGTGGCCTGGAACTACCTCAAGCGCTACACGGCCCCGATCCCTGGGGCCTCGGCCAACGAGAGCGAGCTTCGGGTCGACTTGCCAAACGGGGCGCGAGTCAGGCTCTACGGCGCCGACAACTACGATCGCCTGCGCGGCATATACCTCGACGGGGTGGTGCTGGACGAGTTCGCCGACATGGACCCGAGGGCCTGGTCGGAGGTGATCCGGCCGGCGCTATCGGACCGGCAAGGCTGGGCGGCTTTCATCGGGACGCCGAAGGGGCGGAACGCGTTTTGGGAGATGTACGACCGAGCGTCCGCGTCGGACGAGTGGTTCACGCTTCGGCTGCGCGCCTCCGAGACAAATATCATCCCGCGGGCGGAACTGGATGGGCTGAAAGCCGAGCTGTCCGATGCCGAATTCATGCGGGAGTTTGAAACCAGCTTCGATGCGGCGGTTGAGGGAAGCTATTACGCCAAGCTGCTGAACGAGGCCGAGGTCGCCCGTCGCATCTGTTCCGTGCCTCACGACCCCGGCGCCGAAGTCCACGCAGCGTTCGACCTTGGTATTGGGGATTCAACCGCGATCTGGCTGGCGCAGTTTGTCGGAAGGGAAATCCGGCTCGTTGACTACATTGAGAACTCGGGCGTTGCGCTGGATTGGTATGCTCGCGCGTTGCGCGAGCGGCCATTCACCTACGCCCCACTGATCCTGCCGCACGACGCGCGGGTCCGGGAACTCGGGACCGGGAAAAGCCGCGAGGAAATGCTCCGGAGCCTCGGGTTCTCAACCCGCATTTGCCCCAACATACCAGTCGCCGACGGTATCGAAGTGGTCCGCAGGATGTTGCCGAGAACTTGGATCGACGCAGCGAAGTGCGCAGATGGCCTGCGCTCCATCCGGGATTACCGCGAGAAGATCGACCAGAAGCGCCGCGTCGAGCTCGGGCCGCTGCACGATTGGACCAGCCACGCGGCCGACGCCCTCCGCTACCTGATGGTAGCCTACGACGACCGCGGGACGAAAGACAAACCCAAGCTCAACCTACAAGCGCCTCAGGGCGGAGGATGGATGGCGCGATGATCGATCCCGCGACCTGTCCCCCGGCTCCGGTCAGCGTGCCCCACTACATGGCCGCCAACGTGCTGCCGGACGGCCGCATCTGCGTCTGGGACGAGGTGGAGCAGATCATCGTGGACGGCGCCCGCAAGGGTCGCGCCGCCCGCGTCCGGCAAGCCGCCCTGCAACTCGACAAAGCCCGCGCGGACAGGATCAACCAGATGATGAGGGAGCTTCGATGAACGACGACGAGGCCCCGAAGAAAGCCTCGCCTGAGGAAAAGGTCGTGCGCGAGGCGCAGACCCGCTTCAAGCTCTGCGAGACCTGGGAATCGACCGCCCGCAAGCGCTGGATCGAGGACGAGAAGTTCGCCAACGGCGACAGCGACAACCTCTATCAATGGCCCGACGCGACGCTCAACGCCCGCGGCTACGGCGCCGAGGCCACGCGCGACCAGCGTCCCTGCCTGACGATCAACAAGACCCACCAGCACAACCTGCAGATCATCAACGACGCGCGCCAGAACCGGACCCACATCAAGTACCGCCCGGTCGGCAACGGCGCCACGTTCGAGGCCTCGCAGGTCCTGGACGGCATCGCCCGGCACATCGAGTACATCAGCAACGCCCAGCAGGTTTACGCCACCGCCACCCGTCACCAGGTGCAGAGCGGACTCGGGTACTGGCGGGTGATGACGCAGTACTGCGGGCCAGACAGCTTTGAGCAGGAGATCGTCATCAAGCGGGTGAAGGACCCGCTGACCATCTACGTCGATCCGGACTTCACCGAGGCGGACGGCTCGGACATGCGCTTCGGCTTCGTGTTCGAGGACATGCCGAAGGACGAGTTCGACACCCGCTATCCCGACGCCAAGCCCGGCTCCAGCACCCTCGACAACAAGGACGGCTGGGTCACCGACGACCACGTCCGCGTGGCCGAGTACTTCCGCCGCAAGGAGACCAAGGACCAACTGGTCGCGTTCAAGGATCCGAACGATCCCGGCGGCGATCTCGTCACCATCCGCCGCTCGGAGATGAACCGCAGCCAGTGGCGCGCCCTGATGGCGCAGATCCTCGACGATCCGGACACCCAGACGCGCGAGGTGATCGACCACAAGGTGGAGTGGTTCAAGATCGCGGGCGACCAGATCCTCGAGCAGCGCGACTGGCCCGGGAAGTACATTCCGATCGTGCGCGTGCCGGGCGAGGAGACCGTCATCGACGGCGAGCTTGACCGCAAGGGCCACACC